TGCACACATCAATCTACCACCTTATGTAATTGACATTAATGATGTCAACTTTATTAAGACAAATAATCGTAGATATACTATGAGAGATATTGGTAGACTTGAAACTCGTATTCAAAATATGGAATACTATACTGCATTGAATCTACTTGAGAAGGATGCCGCATCACTTCAAATTCAAGATGCAAATGGACTTGATAGATTTAAATCTGGTTTTGTTGTAGACAACTTTGCTGGACACGCAACTGGTGATGTAAAACACCCAGACTATCGTGTTGCTATTGATATGCAAGATGGTATTCTTCGTCCAAAGTATTATATGAAGGGTGTTTCTCTAGAGGAAGAAAACACAACAAATGCAGAAAGATCTGTAGACAATTATCAAAGAACTGGTGATGTAATTACTCTTCCATATTCTGATACAGTTGTTGTGGATCAACCATACGGAACTCGTGTTGAAAACCTAAACCCTGTTCTTAACTTTGCGTGGGCTGGTATTTGTAAACTCACACCATCTGGTGATGAGTGGTTTGAGGTAAATAGACTTCCAGATTTGATTGTCAACCAAGAAGGTAACTTTGATACTTTTGTTGCACAAAATCAAAATGCTATTGGAACAGTCTGGAATGCATGGCAAACACAGTGGGGTGGTGTAACATCTTCTACAACTGATAGATACTTTGAACATTCATTCCAAAGATCAATTCAACTTGCTGGTGGTAGATTTAGAGGTCGTGCTATCATTGAAAGAACAATTTCTACTAGAGAAGGAACTTCTTCTAGAAGTGGTATTCAAACATCTATTGTCGCTCAAATCGACCATGAGTCACAGGGCGATAGAGTAGTTTCACAGGCAGTTATTCCATTTATTAGATCTAAAAATGTTACATTCAACGCAACTGGTATGAAACCAAGAACAAGAGTTTATCCATTCTTTGATAAAACGAATGTAAGTCAATACTGCACCCCACAAGGAGGCTCTTTGGGTGGTGCTCTAGTAACCTCTGCTGGTGGTAGAGTTGTTGGTGTATTCTCTATACCTAACCCTGCTGTTAGAGGCAATCCAAGATTTAGAACTGGTGAAAGACAGTTCAGACTCACATCTGATCCAAACAATGGAATTGAGAGTGTAGAAACTTTCGCACAGGCAATTTATACTGCAAAGGGAACTCTCAATAATATTCAAGAAACAATCATTGCAACTCGTAACGCAAGATTTGAAGTTCGTGAAGTAAACCAAACACAGAATGTAACGAGACAAGAAACTCGTGAAGATGTCGTGGGTTGGTGGGATCCGCTTGCACAGTCCTTTATGCCACAGGCAAAAGGTGGCGAGTTCATTACTAAGGTTGATGTTTATTTTGGACACAGAGATGAAACACTTCCAGTATCATGTCAGATTCGTGAAATGTCTAATGGTTATCCTACTACAAAAGTTCTTCCTTTTGCATCTAAGACACTAGAACCTTACCATGATGGAACTGTTGGTTATACTAATGGTAGCACAACAATTACTGGAACTGGAACTCAATTCCTAACAGACTTGAGGGCTGGAATGCAAGTTACCATTGAAGATATTGGTGCAAGTGGTCAAGATTGTTTGTGTGATGTTGTAAGTGTAGAATCTGATACTGCATTTACGATTTCTGGTGGTAGGGGTGCTAACGGTTATTCATTTACAGGTGGAGTGCCTGGAAGCAATGGAAGTAACAAATTCTATAGTCTTGTAAATACTGCTCCAGACACAGGTGATGCAAAAACTACTTTCGTATTTGATGCACCAGTTTATGTTAAAGATGGTGTAGAATATGCTATTGTTCTGTTTACAGACAGTCCACACTATACTGCTTGGATTTCTCGCATGGGTGAGATTGATACCGCTGGTAGACAAATTTCTGAACAACCATACTTGGGTGTTCTTTTCAAATCACAGAACAATACAACTTGGACTGCATATGATCTAGAAGACTTGAAGTTTACATTGTATCGTGCATCTTTTGATACATCTAAAACTTCTGTCGTAACTCTAGTTAATGAGGATGTTCCTAATAAACAATTGGCTGCAAATCCAATTAGAACAATTAATGGACAGACACTAGTAAAGGTAAGTCACACGGATCACCATATGTATTCGTCTGCAAATAATGTAACTATCTCTGGTGTTGCTTCTGGAATTGGTGCAACTCTAAGTGGTGCTCTAAACGCTGGTGCAACTTCACTTACATTGAGTTCTTCAAACGGATGGCCGTCTTCTGGAACAGTTCATGTAAAAATTGATGATGAAGTTATGTCTGGAACTATTTCTGGAACTTCGATCTCTTCCATTACTCGTGCAGTTGAAGGTTCTGATGTTACACACTCTAACGGTGCTTCAGTTCAGTTGTATCAACTAAATGGTATTCCACTAACTGAGGTAAATAAAACTCATAACGCTATTGCGAATATTGGAATTGACTCTTATACTGTTACTACAACCACAGCTGCAAATGCTGATGGAACTGGTGGTGGTGAATCTGTGTTCGCTACAGAGAATGCACAAATGGATCAAATCCATACTCTTATTCCAACAGTTGAACTACCAGATACAAATATTTCTACTTCTGTTATTACAACAACTGGAACATCTCCAAGTGGAAATCAGACTTCATTTACTCAATCAACAGTTGGTGAGAATATTCCTACGAATGATAACTATATCTTTTCTAATCCAAAACTTATCGCTTCTCCAATTAACGAAACGCTAGAGTTGTCTGGAAATAAATCGTTCAAGTGTATTCTTAATTTGACAACTGATAAAGAAAATCTATCTCCAATCTTAGACTTGGATAGAAAGAGTGTTATCGCAGTATCTAATAGAATTAATAATATTGATAATTCTTCTGATGTATATCCTACATCTGATTATGTATCTCCAACTGAACCAGAAGGTGATAACAACGAGGCCATTTATGTAACTCGTAAGGTATCGTTGCAAAACCCTGCTACTGCTATCAGACTTTATATTGATGCAGTTCAGTTTGATAGTGCAGAAATTCAGGCAATGTATAAGATACTTCGTTCTGATGACGCATCTGACTTTGATGAAATTGGTTGGCAATATTTTAATAGTGATGGACAACCAGACACTAATGTAAATGCTTCTATTAATGAAACTGATTTTATCGAAAGAAAATATTCTGCTGAAGGACTAGAAGAGTTCATTTCCTTTGCAATCAAAATTAGAATGCAAGGAACAAACTCTTGTGAAGTTCCATATATTAAAGACCTAAGAGCAATTGCATTGGCGACATAATATGAGTGAATATGTAAAAGTAGAAAATCATCCAGACTTAGTAAGAGATACTAATTCTCGTGCTATTGTAAATACAAATGTTGCTGCATACGAAGCTGCAATTAAAAGATCTCGTTCTGTTCAAAAGCAAAAGGATGAGTTGAGGGATGCGGTAAGAGACATAAATAGTTTAAAGTCAGAGATGCATGAAATAAAATCTCTATTAATGCAAATGATGGATAAGAAATAATGGCAGATCGTAACGCACCAGCTAGTTTCACTTTTGAAGAGTGGAGAGTAGAATTCAACGAACTCGCAGTTGATGTGGGTGATATTGCAAACCTTCCATCTACTGTCAATGGTAATGCAGTCACAGATGTAATTGAAGCAATCTCAGAACTTGAGGGAGCTTTGAGTTCTGTTATGTTTCCTACAGTTATTGATTTTGATGATTCTACTGGGCCTGCCAGCGAAAGAATTAAATTCGGCCTTGATGATGATTTGCAAATTTATCATAATGGTGCATATTCAATAATTGAAGAATCTGGCACAGGAAACTTAGTTATTGCTGCTGAAAATCTACAGATCACTAATCCTGCTGTCGGGGAAAATATGTTAGTTGCAACAGTTGATGGTTCTGTTGATTTGTATTATGACAATAGTTTGAAGGTATCGACCACTAATACAGGAATTGGAATCAACGGTGATATAACAGATTCGTCTGGAACAATGACAGGTTCATTAACATTCCCAGCAGTTGGTGGCAATATTGCAGTTGAAGGTTTTGCAATTGCACTTGCAGTTGCTCTTGGGTAATCATTATAAATAGGATAAACAAAGGAAGAAATCAGAATGGCAAATAATTTTAAAAATGCATTCGCAACAAGTGTATCGACATCTAGTGGTTCACCTACTACTGTATACACTGCGAACAATGGTTCTGCCGTTAACTCAATTCTGATTGAACTTGATGTTGCAAACACAGGAACTTCTGCTGTTTCTGCAACTGTTCTTGTGTATGATAGTTCTGGAACAGCATCTTATCATATCGTAAAGAACGCACCTATTCCTTCGGGCTCGTCTTTGAAGGTTGTGTCAGGTCAAAAGATTGTGTTGAACGGTGACGATGAAATTCGTGTATATGCAAGTGCGGCAACAGTAGATGTTGTTGCATCAATTCTAGAAGATGTTACATAATAAGGGGTAACTAAATGTCTAATTATATTGGTGTTCCATATGTTAATCAAGTGTCTCCAAGTTTTCCCAAAGAGGATTTCACTGGATCACAATTTGGTAGCGTAACAGGAGCCTATGCAACATATTCTAACGCAATAGAATTGTCTGTTGAGGTGCCGGGAGCCAATACAGAAAACATTTTAGTAGTTTTAGATAATATTGTTCAAGAACCAGATGTCGCTTATACAGTTCACGAGAATTCGTCTAACCAACCAACTATTTTAAATTTCTCTGAAGCTCCTTCTTCAACAGCATCAATTTATGTTGTTCATAGAGGTATTGGTTCTTATAACATGAAACCGCCAGGCGGTTCAGTTGGTAGCACAGAACTTGCTGCAAATTTAAAATCATTTACGACAGATACATTTACTGGTGATGGTTCGACAACTTCTTATGCATTGTCAGAAACACCACCAAACGCTAATTCTCTATTGGTTGCCGTTGATGGTATTATTCAAAAGGTAACAACAAACTACACACTATCTGGAAGTAGTTTGACATTTACTGGCGCTCCTGTTGCGAGTGCAGAGATTGAAGTAAAACACTTGGGTGTTCGTGGTGTGGTTCGTAGATCAACCGATTATCAACTAGACACATTTACTGGTGATGGTTCGACAACTGCATTTACACTAACACACACTGGTATTCCTACTAATAGTGCATTTGTATATTATAATGGTATTTGTTTAAAACCAACAACAGATTATACAATTAGTGGACAAACACTAACAATAACTTTTGCTCCAGTAGTATCATCTGACATTCAAGTAAGGTATCAACTATAATGGCTAGTAATTCAAAAAATATTGCAGAACTTTTAAATGGTGATGTAACTATTGAAGCTGTTGACATTGCAACTGGAGCTGTCACTGGTGCGAAATTATCAAATAACTTTAACTATGATTCTGGAACACTTTATCTAGACAGTACAAATAATAAAGTGGGCATCGGCGAAACATCTCCACTTGGTAAACTACACATCAAAGAAGGTGACAGTGGTGTTACCTCAGTATCAACTGATGCAGACCAACTTGTTATAGAAAACAATGCAGAGTCAGGCATTAGTATATTAGCACCAACTAATAGTGCATCAAGAATAGCTTTTGGTGATAGTGATAATAATAAGATTGGTATGATTTATTATAATCATTCTAGTAATTTTATGAAATTTGATGTTAATAATGCAGAAAGAATCCGTATTGATACTGATGGGCGATTTATAATTTCTTCTAATACGACATACTCTAACACCCCATTTACTGGTTATGGTGCTGTCATGCAAAATGGTACTGATGGAACTGTTCATTTAGACTCGTATTCTTCCGGCGGAGGCACAAATTTAGCCTTTGGAACAAACACTGGTGGTGGTGCTGTTACAGAAATAATGCGTCTAACCAGTGCATTGAATGTGGGTATTGGAACTCAGGCACCAGCTGAAAAATTATCAGTCAATGGCAATATAAGATTGCAAAGTGGAACTAACCCCACTCGTATTCAATATTTTAATAGCGGTGCCAACTATAATTTAGGCGTATCTGGTGGTGCTGCTATCGCATTCCATGATACTGCTGGATCACAAGAAATAGCATTTGAGACTCATTATACAGGAAATTACCATAGAGAAGTAATGCGTCTTGATAAATTTGGAAATCACACTGTTCCACATCAACCAGCGTTTTGGGCATATCGTAGTGGAAACTGGACAGGGTGGACACCAAATAACCAGACACAAGTAGTTCCATTTAATGCAGAATATCACGACCTTGGGGGAAACTTCAATACTAGTAATGGATTATTTACTTGTCCAGTTGCTGGTGAGTATATGTTTACTGCTGGTGTTTATGTAGGTGTCACTTCTGTTGAACAAATTTGGTTGGTAAAGGCCGGCGGAAGAAGTATAACAATAGGTTTCCCCAATGCT